TATGATGTCCTTAGTAAAATACATGGTTGTTTATTATAACACGGGGTTTCATTCCCCATTGATTGTTAAGTGCAACATTGTGAAAATGTGATGCACCTTTAGAATAATCCTTCGCTTTAAAGTTTAATATCTGACGGGCAATTTTATAATAATTAGTGTTATATAGAGCCGATGGCTCAGGTGGTTTTAGTTTACCATACCATGAAAACTGATAGGGCTTTTTCATTTCAATACAAACATTTTCGGGTTTAAAATCAGCGCGTCTGTATAGAACATATCCGACTGCGATTTGTCCTGCTAATCCTTCTCCCCTTGCTTCCATGAATATAGTTGTGGCTAAACAAGCCAACGCTTGGTCTATCATAGCACGCTCCTTAAATAAGAAACCAGTTCTTTAGTTTAATTAGATGGGTTTTTTAGTTCTAACTCTTTGAGCATTTGAAGTATGTGAATGGCTTTGTCTATATCTTTTAAGCCACCTTTGTCGCGCCATCGTGTAATATATTTAATAGCGTTGCCTTCGGGAAATGGAATATTGTTTGCATGGATATACTCCATTGGTTGAATTTTGTATTTTTTGTAGTGGTCTCCATCCACTTGAATTTCTAACGCACTTTTTTCTGTCATGCTATCTCCTTTATTAGAGTTAATAGTTCTTGCATATTACCTTCATTTATTACTATTGCCAAGCCGTTTCTACTGATTATTTGGTCTATGTTGTATTTTTGCAACGCAGTAAGTGTGCCTTTGCCTGCCTTACATTCTATTGCTATGAACCTGCCTTTGTAGCAAGCGATGATGTCGGGGATACCACTCTTTCCGTATCCCCCTGTTTGTGGTGAGAAATGATATGCATTAATATCATCTAAGATTTTTTTTACTTTTACTTTTACTCTTCCTTCGGGTGTCATTCTCTTCGTTCCAATCAAATTTATCCATTAAGTCTTCAATGCCAAGTAGTGAGCGTAGTTCGCGCTCTTCTAAAACAACAATATACATTGTTTCTGATACTCTCCAACCGACATCACCCATACTATCATTGTGTGGATAGTAAAATATATCTATTGCATTTACCTTGTCATCATCAAGATATTTCTTATCCGATGCTCTAGCCATTGTGAGCTTACTTAGTATATTGTTGGGTAGTGTGTCTTCGGTAAAAGTTCTCCTAAATTTATTCCCTACAAACACAATGTAGTTTGGGTTTATATATCTTACAGGCACACGATGATGGTTCTTTAATGTTTCATGTGGTAGTGCGTGTAAATCATCTAAGTCAAACAAGTTTATTCTATTCATACTATCCCTTTGGAATGATGATTGCACAATGGTCAAAGTAATTTAACTTGCCACCCCATCTGTCTTTAGTCTTATTGATAACAAGTATGTCTTCAAAGTATTCATCACGATTATAGAAATAATCTTTAACTATATACTGCTCTCTTTCTCTTTCATCTTTTTCTTCTATCTTAAGTTTCTGCATGGTTAGAATATGTCTTATACTATCTATCTCATCATAGTCATCTAACGACTCTACTCGCTTAAGTTCCTTAGTATATATGATTGGCTTGTCATCATCAACCCTACCCTTCTCAACATAATTAAACTTGGCTCTACCTACTACATACCCTTCTGTTCCGTATGTCAATAGCATATGAAATTCTTTACCTAATACATCGGTAAGCGATTCTTTAAGTGTATTTGCTTTTACATCAATGTTATTCATATTTTCTAATGTTTCTATCATCTTAGTTTTTATTTTGTCATCTAATACACTCATAGTTGTCTGCCCTAGTAATACCTTTAACATATCATGTATTTCTTCTGTTTCTATTTTATGATAGGTTTTATCATTAAGTATTCTATCTACATTACCAACCATGTCTGATACTTCTCTTACATATTGAGCAGATATTACATCACCCTTACTTGGTATAGCTTTCTGTAATTTAATGTTCTTAATAAGTTGTGGCAATTTAACAGAACGCAAAGTATGATGGTCAGTAGTGTTCTGTGATTTCTCTTTATAAAAGCGTGGATTATAAAAGTAATATGTCATGCCATGCACCTTACCATTACTAGCCCAAGCCAATCCATATGGTAAGCCATCATCTAATGTTAGAAGGAACGCATCTATCTCAGTATACTCACCCTTCTTAACACCTTCTACCCAATCACGAATTTCAGATTTAAAGTAATAAGCATAGTTATCACCATAACCTTTATTCTTGAGCATCTCTATCTTCTGAAATACTTTTAGCCCATACTTATGGTTAAGTTCCATAATAAGTTTCTTACTCTCGGCATTATAGTTGATGTCGTAATCTAGTTGCGTAGTGTAGCACGCGTCATAAATATAACCTTGCATAATTTTCTCCTAGTGTATGTTGTTAGATGTATCTACAAAAAATGTTTCATCGTGGTCTTCTGTTAAATTTGATAAGTAATCATATCTAACCCCCATTGTTTTTAAGAAAGTATCCTTATCAATCCCTGCGTTAAGTGCTGATACAACAAGGGCAAAAGCAAGTGCATCTAGTCCTTGTCCAAAACTTAATTCACTTTTTTCTAATACTGCTATGAGTTCTTTAACCTTAGCACCTACTTTATAATTTACTTCTTTTATTTCTTTTTTCATTTCTTTTTTCATTTCTATCTCCTATAAGTATCTGTAAACAAAATTGTTATTAACTTTAATATCTAAACCCCATGCACTTGATGATATGTTTTGTGTGTAGTCAAACTCTTTAACATTAAACACATCATTATTTTTTTGTAATACTTTATATATCTTTTTCTTAGCCCTATCATAACTTTCTTTAATATTATTACTATATCTATACCAAAGTAATGCATTCATGTATAGTATGAAAGAGTCAAACGGGCTACTCTCTAATATCTCATCAGCTTTATCCATAACTTCTTTAGTATTATCTCCGTCTTTAATATCAAGGTATCCGTAATCTCCATTCTCTACCCAATATTTAGGGAAGTATTCTCTACCTATTTCTTTCATAATGTCGCTTATCTTGTCTTGTTCTAAATTAACATACATTACTTCTGCAACCTTGAAAGCATTTTCATACTTAGCTAGTAACGCTTTAGATTTCTCTCGGCTAAGAGTTTTCTTAACGAAGGTGTATTTACTACTCTCATGGATTTCCATTGTATCCATATGCATTCGCAACCCCCTAAAGATTGGTATTACTCGCCATGTATTATTTTCTTCATTTAATCTATTACTATATATAATCCCACCATGTCCAACACTACTGCTAAAGTATCCATCTTTATAAAAAGACGCTGACATAATTTGTCTTAACCCTTGATGCATATACCTACTACCTACATCAAACTCTATTGTGTTATCACTTCTTACAATACCAAACACATTAGGTTCAGTATCGTTTTTTCTATAGTAATAACATAATCTAAATTGTGGCACTCCATCAACCACATCTTTTAAGAAATACTTATGCCCATTTTTTCTATTACTAAAAGGAAATCTATTTTCACTTTCCCTATATGGATTTTGAGTTTCGGATATTTTTAATAGCCTTTGATAATTAAATTCTCTGTTCATACTATTCTCCTTTTTTAATAATCTTACCACTTGGCACTTTGAGATTTTCATTTTGAGTTACAAGCCACATAGTCGGTGCAGATATATTCCATTGGATATCATTCTCTACATAGCCATCTGTAAATACAATGACACCTTCTGCTACTATCTTATGTTTATTTATATACTCACTAACACTACTAACATGAGTTCCACCACCACCTAATGGTTTTAATAGTTTTGCTATGTTCTCATATTGAGAAGGCTCAAACTTCTGTTCACCATGCACTTCTGTATCCCACCATAAAACACGAACACCACTAGGGGAACACACCGAACAAATAGATGCCAGTTCCGATGCAAACTCAGTAAGTTCTAGGCTACCTATTGAACCCGATGTATCAATCGCTATGATTAACTCACCAACATTGTCAGTTTCAAGGCTTGGCATATAAATATCATTAGCCATAAGTCGTTTGTTAAATCTTCGCCAAGTAAATTCTTCACTACCTTTGGTTGATGATGTAACAAAATCTCTTAGTTCATGTCGCCAATCAATCTTAGGTGCTAACAATTCTTCAATGGCTCTAGGCATCTTACTGCCCATTCTGCCTGCAAGTATGCCACCTTGTCGTAATGCCCTATCAATCTTGTCTGATAACTCACCAACTTGTTCGGGTGTCATCTGCTCTGATGCACTAAAGTCATGTTCATCTAGTGTTTTAGTAGGCATACCCTTACCACCTTGTGGGTTGCCATCACCTTCACCTTCACCTTCTAATGATTGTGCGTTCTTTGCACGCTCACTATTTTCTTTCTTGAGATAGTCATACACTTGCTTGACCGACCAATTATGAAACTTGTCGTGATACAAACCACCATCGGGCAATTTACATAATGACTTATCATCAAGGTGTGTAATTACATCATTAACAACATAATCTGCTGATGCATTCATTAAGTGTGGGTTATCTTTAAATTCATTCTTAAACCTACCAATATGTTTTAGTGCTACATGAAGGTTCTCATGCAATACCAATGCTCTGAGTTCTTGGTCTGTTAGTTTAGATATAAATTTATTACCATACTTCTTGTTATACCCATCGGTGTATGCCGTTATTTCTTCATCAACTACAACACTATTACCCATCAACATAATGCCCGAGTAGAGTGCCGTTTCTGCGTGTTTCATCAATGCGACATGGGCTTTCTTTAGTCGCATGCTTTGGTCTATGCTATTCATATCTATCTCCTATTAAAATAACACATGGTTATCAACTGCCCACTTAGAAATCTCTGAATTGTTTCTTACCAACTTCATACCATTCTTATGACGCACCATCATGGTAAAGAATACTGCCTGCAACTCACTACTTTCCATGCGATTTACAAACTTCATAAACTTACTAAGTTCGTCTTGTGTTTTCAATGCGTCTGTGGCTTGGAACATCAACATCAACAACGCTGATACTTCTGTCGGCATAGCAATCTCAGTAGGTTTCTCTAGTATGCTTTCAAACTTCGGTAAAGACTTTTCTATCTGAAGGAACGCTGACATATCGCCTGCACATGACTGACCAAGCGTGCCTGCTAGTGCAACCAGCGTTGCATTCTCACCTAGTATCTCTTTGTTATCCACAATGACTGATGATTTCGCTAATGAACGGGGTGATACAAACGATAACATCGGCTTGCTTGGATTAAAGATATAGGGATTGTCTGTCTGCCCATCATCTAAGTAACTATTCAAACATCTTGGGAACATATGAACCCATGCTCTTATCAACGAGTGAACACCATTATCGCCTGCCCACTTGAGCCAACTATCTGCATTAGGTTTTTCCATACGCATGATACAAACACGATTGCCTGCATGAGCCAACATACTATCGCCCACACCATCGCTTGCATTGTTACTTGTTGCAAACACTATGCTACCTTTGGGCAACGGGGTATCGCCAACACATCTTTCTAGCATTAGTCTTGTAAATATAACTTGCAATAGCTTTGGTGATTTCATAAACTCGTCTAGCAATATGACTTTGGGTTTCGGTGATGATAGTTTAAACAAACTACCCACATAGCTTTCCAACGATTTTGTTTCGTGATTAGGGATAGTCATAGCTATGTCTGACATATCTTTAACAGGGCAATCTACATAGATGTAATCATACCCATCGCCTAAATCTTCTTCTAACATACTTAATAGCGATGTCTTACCACAACCTGGCTCGCTCTGTATTACTGGGGTAAGTGTCTTACCAATTACAGGGATTAACTTTCTTAGTTCATTAATACTTACTGATACTAGGTTCATACTATTCTCCATTTATATAATTAACTGATAGAACGATGCTAAACTACACTTGTTCAATTACAACTTACACTTCATTTAATAAAGCGTAGTTCAGCACGCTCACTATTTAACTTAACTTAAAACTTAAACTTAGATAAGATGTCATCAACTTCTGACTTCACCTTATCTCTTACTGCATCACTCTCTCTGATTGACTTGGTATCAACCCCATTGAGTGCATTCTCTAACTTAACTACTACTTCACTTAACTTACTACTTATCTCATTATCAATAGGTTTAAACTTCTTAAAGGTATCGCATAATTCTTTGGCTTTTTCTATGGTCGTATCATAGATTTTGCGTTTCTTGATTATAACTTCGCCCGTTGTTTCGTCTTGTTTTTCAATGACACCACAACAATGAGAGATACTTTCCATTACTTCTGTGATACGGGCAACTTGGTCATTTACGATGCCAGTTATAATCTGCTCTGCTTGGCTCTCGTATTGTAGTTTTAAATCTGATGCTATCTCATTAGATATACTGCATCGCCAATCATGGCTAGGCACTTCTGCCACATATAATTTTATTCCGAATTTATTTCTTACTTCATCTACATTTGGGTAATCATCTTGGCTAAACATATCGCCTTGTTTGAATGCCATGTCTGATACGATTGATTGATAGTTCAACAGGAAATTATCCAATAGGCGATAGTATTCCGATTGGTGGTCTGTAAACTCTACCTTAAACTTTTCTAGGTTTGCGACAGGCAATAGGTCTTGGCTATTGTTCCAACGGAAAGTGCTACGCTTTAACCAATTGTAAATAGTCTGTCTGTAATTACTTACCTTCTTATGATGTATGTCATCTGCTAATAGGTTCTTAACAAATCTGCCTGCACTAGCGTCTGCATTTTTTAATGTTGTTACTTCATCAGAGATAACTCTGTCTTGCTTGGTTGCACTCCACACATTCACATCAACTGACACCAATACTGCCGATGTCGCCAATGAAATGATATGGTTTGGTTGTTGTATTTCAAAGTTCATATCGTTCTCCTTAGTTAGTAAGCGTGCTTAGCTACGCTTTGTTTTAAATTGTTTTAGGATTGCCATAACTATTGCATCATGTATAACTTTCACTACCCACACAACTACATTATAGTATAACTTTACATATAAACCAAGTGATTGGGTGAGATAGTCAAGCCTATACCCCTACTTAATATTCCCTTCTGCTATCTTTAAACGCTTTGAGTAATAGATTGCATCTTGTATTGCCTGCCACTCAAATAAATTTCGTTCTTTAATCTGGGCTATCTGTTGTTCTTCTTCTAATTGTTTCTGATGCCACATACCATCTATGTTATCCATAGCGTTCTCCTGTTCTGTTATTAAAAAGTTTTTATACTTACTCATCTTGTTCTCCTTCGTCTACTACAAACCTTATCCACCTAGCACCATCAAAAATCTCTACAATTTCGTAGTCTAGGTCTGCGTCATCTAATACTTTATATAGTTCTTGTGGTGTCATCTTACATTTCCCCCTTTGTTATTTAACCCATGTAAATCTGTTAGGTTTGTTATCACCATGTAATTACTCTTATGCATAGGTGCTATTGTGTGTTTCTTCATACGAGATATTATCTCGCCACACTTTAAGCAAGTGTTGTATCCTAGCAACCATCTACCTTGCAATACATGGTCGCCACATTTTATACATAGATTTTTATACTCAGTCTGTGTCAAGTTCGTCATGTTGTTCTCCACCGATTGCTCGGATAAAATGTAGTAGTTCCCGACACACTTCATACCTACCATGCACGATGTCGTGTTCCCCATCTAATGTCGTAGGGTTTAACCCATTCACAACTTCTGCGTCATGTTTGAGTTCATCTTTGAGCCACTCGGTAATATGAATTACCATGTTCTTATACTTCAATGGTCTTGCCATGTTGTTCTCCTTAGTTAGTAAGCGTGCTTAACTACGCTTGGTTTAATCTTCACAATTACCACCTATACAATGTTGCGTTAAGATTTCATTCTCAATCTCTTCTCGTGCATCTCGTATAAGATAATCTTCAGCGTTCTCATTCAAGCGTTCATACATATTGTGTTCATAAACTTTAACCTTGCATGGTAACCCTGTATCTTCAACTCGGTCTTTAATGATTGACGCTATATGACTTTCGGGGGTGAATTGATTATCTCCCCAATCATCTTCTTTGTTCCATGAGTTAATCTCACTCACTCTATTCTTATCCATCTTAACTTCCACTATTGCTACATACTTAATATACTCAGTCGCCATATCGTTCTCCTTAGTCTGCCTGTTCACACTCTAATACATCTAAAACACCCTGTGTTTCTTGCCACTTCTCGGGGTGTTGTAGGGCTTTTAACTCTGCGTCTTTCATAGAGCCTGCATCAATCTCGCAGTCATACTCAATTGTTTCTTGTATCTTTAGCTTAAATCTTTTCATCATGTTCCCCTTATCTAAAAATTGTAACTAACAATAAAAACGCTGATATACCCCAACCTACTACTTCGCTGATAATCAT